TTGTGTTTTGTGTACTTCCAAATCCTGAACTTGATTGTTGATTAAAGTTTGGGCTTGAGAACGATCCTGATGAACCAAACGAACCGGATGAACCGAAGCCTCCTGACGAAGGTGCGCCAAATGCTGGAGCCCCGCTAAATGATGTGTTTGTGCCATAACTGCTGCCTTGAGGGAATTGTTGTATTGTTGGGTCTGATGCCAATGCGTCATGATGTTCGTCATCTAGTGCCATCGGCTGTTCAAACCCAGCCTTTTTAGGTAATATAGTTGCCATTTTATAGTCCTGCCATTGCTTTAAATGCTTTGATTTCTTTGTCTTGTTCTTTGAAGATGTTCTTAGGTTGAATGCCTGCACGTTCACGCATCTCATTCATTTTTTCTTCTGCTTCTTCAGTTTCTTCTTCTTCACGATATGCGTGTGGTGATATCACGATAACCTGTTTAAGTATATTTTCGTCAGGTTCATATTCTTCGTCATTAACTTGTACGGTCCAGTCTTTCACTGGAATACTAGTAAGAGTTTCTAAGTCTGCTAACAATTCTAAAATTCTTGCAGGTACTGTACTTCTACGATTCATTTCTACGAATACTATGTACTTGCCGGGTGCAATTTCACCCTCACCTAAACTAGAATCCAATACCCAATCATAACCACGTTCAAACCAATCTACGATATCATTTCCAGCGGCTTCGCTATTCAGAATAAAAGCTAGTGTTACTATATCACTATCTTTACCCATCTTAGCCGCATACTCATCGACTGTTACTAAAGGTTTGACTTGACCAACCAAGTCTTGATAGTCTAGTCCTTCATTAATAATTTTTCTAGTCATATTATACTGCCGGTGGTTGTGCTGGTTGTTGCATTAGTGCGGGACCGCCCAATCCTGAATCAGGACTTGCTCCGCCTTCTTCACTATCATCTTGTGTACCTTCTTGGTCTAGATCATCTCCGTATGCATCATCAATCTCTTGCAAGTCGATATCTTGATCCGCTAAATCAATAGATCCATCTTTAATTTCATTCATTAATTCAGTAGGAATAACGATGTTGACAAACCAAATAGGTCTTTCTGTCATTTTCGGATAACGTGTACCCGGAACATAGTCATCGTAATTCTCAATTTCGACAGGAACTTTAATCTTAGATTTTGCAAAACTAACTTTGCATCCAATAGAAACTAAACGCTTTGCGCCTCTTGGATCAGGCATAAGCTTATACGGCCACATAAAAGTGCAGCCTACAGTGTATCGTTTTACATCAGGACCCTGGACTAATTCTCCGCTGATCCAATTACGAAATGCATAAAGGTCAGCTTCATCTAGAACTCGCTCAAAGTCCAATAATGTATTCATTGACCCGTCGCTAGTGTAGATTCCTTTAATAGTATCTACTACGCTAACAAAGTCAATATCGTCAAAAAATTGGTCCGCGGTTTTATTCTTCATGTTGTATTTATCTTTTATCCTATAATAGGACTAATAACATTTCCTGCTTACCTTAGCCTAATATTTATGCTAGGAAATTGTGTTAAAACACTGCTATTCTAATGTTACTGATACTACTTAAATAAGAATGAACGTTCACAGCGTTCACGCTCTACAAAGGAGAATCACTTGAGCAAAAGAAAAACTAGCGCAGTTCGCACTAATAATCAGGATACACGATACAGCACAGAGACAAAAAAGCACAACTCTCAATCAAAAACATTCTATATCAATGAATCTAAAACCATAGACTTCAATCAAGCAATTCCAACTAAAGCTAAAGCTAGAAAGCCAGTTGAGTTAATCCCCAAATCCATAAACCAAGAAAAATACATATTGTCACTATTAGATGACAACACAGATATTGTTGTGGTTTCTGGGCCTGCAGGAACGGGCAAGACCTACTTAGCTATGCAAGCGGCAATTAAAGCAATGAAGTCACAGGAATGTGACAGAATCATTTTGACACGTCCTGCAGTGGGTGTAGACGATGAGAAGCACGGGTTCTTACCAGGAGACCTTAATCAAAAAATGGAACCATGGACTAGACCTTTGTTAGATGTACTTAGAGAGCATTACACAGCCGCGGAAATCACCCACATGCTAGAAGAACAAATAGTGGAAATAGCACCTCTAGCATTTTGTCGAGGACGAAATTTCAAACATAGCTGGATAGTGTTAGATGAGGCGCAAAACTGTACCCCAAGTCAATTAAAGATGATTATGACTAGAATAGGGATAGGCAGTAAGATAGTTATCACAGGGGATATTGAGCAAACCGACAGAAAGACAGCCGATAACGGATTAATGGATTTGTTAGTCAGGCTAGATAAGGGGGAAATACCAGGACTACAATCTTGTAAGTTTGATACACGTGACATTCAACGACACAAGATTATTGAGCACGTTCTTAAATTGTACTCATAAAAAGAGGGGCATTGCCCCTCTTTTATTTTGTTTGTAGCGTTATCGGCGCTTCTTTTTCTAATTGAGCTATTACGTTTGGATACACCTTGCTGTAGTAAGTGTGCATTCTATCCCAGTCAGTATCAACTACTTTACCTTCAATAACGCATTTCTCAACTTTCCTCTTAGCGTAATCCATAATCACGTTGCATGTTTGAATGTCTGAGGTGCGGATCTTCTTGGCAACAGTCATCTGTTCATCAATCTGACCACCGGGTTTACGCATAAATGTAATCATCAAGTATCTCATGATGTTAGCTCCACTAATGTTGCTGCCAAACTAATCTCAGGGATACCCACTAGTGGCAGATTTGCTAGACCATTACGAATAACGATAATACTTGCATCACGTTGTTCGTTAGAACTGCCCCACAAGTCTAAGTTATCATACATCCAACGGTATGTGTCTTCAATACGTGTAGGATACAATGCGATATACTGCATCAACTGCTGACGACCGTCTAATATTTTACCTGACTTAAACAATGATGTGGCAGCTAATAACAATTCGTGTTCGCTAGACCCTTGTGTCTGTGGTTCTAGTAGCTTACCTGAGTTGCTATTCACTTGCAACTGATTCAAACACTTGCGCAAGTCAGGATATGTCGCACGAACATAGCTATCTAGTGTGTCTAATTCAAACTCAACACTCTCAGTAACCAATACTGTTGCCGCACGTGCAGTAAATTCAGTCATATCTGTTTTAGCGATATGAAACTCATGGCATCTGCTCTTAAGTGCAGGGATGATCTTGTGCTGATAGTTACAAGTTAAAATGTATCTAACTGTTTGATGATATGCTTCCATATCATTACGCAATGCCGCTTGTGAAGGCTGTGTTAGATAATCAGCTTCGTCAAGCAAAACAACTTTGAATTTACCGAAAGGCATTGTTTGCACAAACCCGTTAATCTTTTCACGCAAGAAGTCAATGCCGTTTTCACGACTAGCGTTGATTTCTAGTACGTCATAATCTTCTACACCGAGTTCCTGAATCAGCACCTTAGCAAGTGTTGTCTTACCAGTACCGGGGTCTCCGCTCAATAACAAGTGAGGTATAGAGCCATCTTTGACCCAGTTAGTGACTTGTGATTTTTGTCGTTCGTCAACAAAAACATACTCACTGATTTTTGTAGGGCGATACTTCTCTACCCATAATTGATTCTTCATCGCTTTAATGCTTCCATAGTAATAATTTGTGAAACGTGCTTACCGAGTTCTTGTTCATCGTTAACGACATATAGACTAGTATCTACTCTGTCATTTCTAGAGTCATATTGTCTAAATTCTATTGCCCAACCACCGTTTGCTTTGAACATTTTGAATGTAATTGGTTCTGAACTTAAATCATCACTTTCTCTGACTTTAGAGATTCGGTTAGACTTGCTGATCGGTCTCCCAATTAAATTGACTCCTGCGGGTTCTGCTTCCATATCCTGTGAACCATTGACCGCAGAAATCTTATTCCCCAACCATCTATAAAACCATGTTATCATTAATATACCTGTGTGCTCATTGTTTCGTCATACATCGGCTCATCCGATACTAATAGTATATCATTAGGATCGACTTTACGCAACGTCTGTTTACCCTCTGGTGTTTCTACTGTGATACCACGTGTCCACCTACCGTGACTGATAAGGATATACTTACCAATCTCATACTGTGGGTCATTTTGATTTGGACCTAGACCATAAATCTTTGCCCAACGTGGGCGAATACCTGCACTTTTCTTATCATCATTCACTAAGATGATGCCACCATTAGTGATGCGATCCTCAAAACTCATTTCAGACACAATAACGTGGTCACGAAAGAATTTAAGACCATCTACCTTCGTAGGGCTAAACGCTGGTTTGCTGTATTCGCTCATTTCTTTCCTTTTTTGGTTTCTGCGGCTTTAATTTTCTCAACTTCAATGTCATCGTCTATACTTTCTTCAAGTTCACGTTCAATTTCGTTGAGTTCGCTAAAGTCTACCTTAGGTGCAGGGACTGTCTGAGACACTGGTTGTTGCGCAGGTTTTCTAGGTTGGGCTGACCTATTGCCTACTGTTTTTGAATATTTTTCATTTACTTTTTGAGTGACAGGTTTGACTACGTTGCCAAATGCGTCAATAGTATCACCTCGGGCATTTACACTCATATTTCCCACTGCTCTAACTCGCTCATTGCGTGTCTGCAATGCAGCCATATCTACTGTCTTACCTAATGCTGTTCTGTATGTTGCCATGATTTTTTCCTTATTTTAAAAACTCGTCAATAGACAAGTCGTAATACAAACTATTTATTCTGTGGACACCTATTAAAAACAATACAAAACTAGCAACACTAGAACCACGACCTACACCCCAAACGATGTTGTTGTCACGCATAGTATCAACTAGATATTTTAAGTATTTTAACAAGATGAACATATCCCTATCTTGGAATAATAATAGTTCTTCTCCTGCACGTTGAAGTTCAGATTCACTAGTACATTGCTCTAGTATCCACTTAGCAATATCCATGTCTTTGTATTCTTTAGGGAAAAGCCATTGTGATTGTCGTTGTTCATCAAACTCATCTAACGCAATGCCCAAATCAGTGTATACCTTTAAGTCAGGTATATTTTCAATAGACAAGAACCCACTAAATTCAACAGGTTCTTCCACAAACGCATTTTTTACCGTCCTCGTAGGATCTTGTAAAAAAATATGACAAAGGTCAGTTTCGTTTAGAATAAGTTGACCGTATATATCTGTTCTCATTGTGCAATGATAACACAAACAGATATGATGTGCAACCTATTTGGTTACTTGTCCTCGGTCATAAAGACTATTTCGGAAGATTTAGTATGCTTTTCTTGCCACATCAATGAGCACTCATTCCAATCATTTGCTTTGTTGACCAATTTCACAATCTTATCTTTTTTGTTCTGTGCTTTGTGTAAGTCTGCTATCGTAGTACCAGATTCATGCCACCAACCCATTTGTTCAAATGGACCATATGCATCTTCATTGTCATACAAGAAGCTTACGCCATCACTTAATTTAGTAGTGATTCTGATATCTGTCACTTCTAGTCTTTTTTCAGTGATTGCATTCAACTTAATCAACAGCAACATTGAAACAATCTGATCGTATGGTTCTTCAGGTAGTGTAGATACTTTCAAGTCTGCCGCAACATATTTCTCAATGACCTTCTTCTCGGTACTTTTTACAAATATACAGCTTTCTAGTGACTCAGCAAGAAAATAACTGATGCGATCCATAGCGATGTTTTGTTCCGGGATTGATTCTGTCATGACTAACATAGACAGACCAACTGCATATGTGTTCATCAACATCCTCCCATCAAAATATACGCCGGCTTGGAATTCAAATTCTCGTTCTATTCTAGTGTTCATATCAATCATTTTTCTGAATGTTAATTTGTGCAGTCTGCTTTTTCATCAGATCATCCATTTTTTTACTATATTCGACCCTATAGCTGTCTAGAGCCATATGCAGTTGATGGATTAGTGGTTGATTACCCATGCGATAAGCAAAGGTAAGTTTCTTGTTAAGACCAGAAATAGTCTCTTGTAAGTCTTCTAAAGACTTGTCAGATAGGTCGTTTATAAAAGGATGTGTCATCCTTTTTATTTATTACCAAGAAGTTAGTGCGATTCTTTTCCAAATGTCACTACCCACGTAAATGGTAGCAGTCGTTGCTGTAGTATCAGTTGATAGTGTTACTACTGTATCAGCAACTCCATTTGTTCTAGAACGACTTAGCGTAATATTTGGGCTAGAAATTGACTTAATATAATAAATTGTGTTTGCAACAATTCCACCTATATTAGCATTAAAGATAATAGGAGCGTTTGTTACTAGACTAGTTGTATTGTTGAGAGTAACAACGTTAGTAGTCACGGTAGTTGATAATACATTTCTATCATATGTATTAGCATTATAGTCTTGTGTTGCAACATACAAATATTGTTGCGGACTAGCTAACATAGTAGTACCGGTTGCATTAGCACCAATAGCAATATTAGCACCACCTTTAGTAGCAGCCACAGTGAATGTTGTACTAGAAACTACATTTCTAACATAATATGTCGTTCCTACAACTATGTTACCTGCAAGAGATGTACCAGTAAATGTAATTGGTAAATCAGTATACAATTCACTTGTACTACCCGATGTAGTCAAGTACGGGTCAGTATTTGCACCTGTAATTACTAACTGAGTAGATGCTCCACCAGATGCTATAGTTCCCGCTGAGTCACCCAAGAATCCAGTAGGAGGAACTAGGCGTTGTTGAACTTGTGTTGTTTGTAGAGGTCTATTATATGGTTCGATTGTAATAGTATCGCCGCAATCAATTGAACTTAAACTATAATCTAATTGAGTAATACCGTATGGCACAGTCACTGTTGCAACGTTTCCAATGTTTGCATAGTTTTCTAACAGAGTAGTTCCATAGTTACCGTTAGATTGTATTACTTGCTCAGGGAACGAAATCACTGCGTTTGCATTGCTAACTGATAATTGTAATTGTACATTACTCTGTGTACCAGTAGGTGCCCAACTACCAAAAGTAAATGATACGTTACCTGATACCGTACCGATCTGCACATCACCCAACGACACATCAACTAACACAGTACCTGATAATGAGTTACCTAAGTTATATGTAGTGTGTCTAAATGATCTAATTGCGGCATTGCTAATAAGTGTGTTAGCCATGTCATTGTTCAGTACAGAATTCTGTAGGGCTGACTTCAACACTACATTAGTTTGCAAGTCCGTAATCTCATTACTTGCAATATCTAAGTTAGTTTTTATAGTAGCGAAATTATCCCTGAAGCCTTGAGAGTTATTGTTGACTCCGGGTACAGGGTAATTTACATTTAATCCGTTTGTGTTAATTGTGCTCATTTGCGTTTATTCCATTATCTATATTTAGTACTGTGTGTTGTCGGGTAAAATTGTTTGTCTAGGGAACAGTACATAAAAGTCTTTGCTATCCAATGGATTGGGTACTGGGCTAGCACTAGGTAACCCTGTCCAAGCAGGTGGTGTAGTTGACTTGTCGTAATTGTACGTGATGCTCTTATCCACCGAGAATCTATCAATTCTAAAGTTAATTTGATTTAGTACGTAGTTTCTACCGATTGGATCTTTCCAATTATTTTGTATATTACTCTGTATCGCCGCTGCCTTACCAGGTTTTGTATAGCATATTACCCAGGCTTGAGTGTATCCCAAGGTACTGCCATTAGGTTGCTGACTAGTCATCCATAATGGTAACAAGGTACTATCATATTCTTGACCTAATACACTGGCTACTTGATTACGCATGTTAGGTAAACTATTTGGATATAATATTCTAGCATATCCCGGAGTCAGACTGGTATAGTATTGTTGTCCTAAAATATCTACGTAACTTGTATAGATATCAGTAAGACTAGTATACCAAGGACCTAATCCTAAATCAATTGGTCTAGGCCAATAAATTTCTTTTTGTATACTAATGCCTTTTGAATTTACAAGATTATCAACTACTTCACTGTATACTACTTCATAGATTATCTCACCTACATCATTCTTAGCTACAGCCGTTTTAATTTCACCTAAAGTAATGTTTCTCCAATAATGATTCTTTGAAACAGATGCTATATATTCATCAATGTCACTTGCATATATTCCGTAAGCATGTTCATAAA